CTACGAGGCCGCCTCGCTCAACCACCTCGCGGCCAGCACCGGCACCAGTTCGGCTGCCCTGCCCTGCATGAAGGTGAAGCCTCGCGGCACCTCCTCCATGTCGAGTGCGACGAGCACCTTCTGCGCGCTGCGGTCCGCATACTGCACGAGCGATGCCGCCGGATAGACCGTGAGCGAGGTGCCGACGACAAGCACGCGTGCCGCAGTCGCCACGTGCTCTTCGGCCTCCTCGAAGTGCTGCACCGCTTCACCAAACCACACGATGTCGGGCCTCAGCTGGGTGCCGTCTTCACAGAGTTGTCCCATGGCAATGGGATCGCCATCGATGCGATAGCGCTTCGGCTCGGGCTCCGAGGTGCCCCGCGCATAGGCAAGTTGCCCGTGCAGGTGCACCACGTTGCGCGACCCGGCACGCTCATGCAGCGCATCGACGTTCTGCGTGACGATCACGACTTCGTAGGCCTGCTCGAGCGACGCGATCGCCATGTGCGCCGCGTTGGGCTGCGCCTGCCACGCCTTCTCGCGCCGCTCGTTGTAGAAGGCCAGCACCGCCTCCGGGTGCTGCTGCCAGCCTTCGGGGCTCGCAAGCTCCTGCCAAGAGTAGCTGTTCCACAGGCCCTTGGCGTCGCGGAACGTAGGCAGGCCGCTCTCGGCACTCACACCGGAGCCCGAGAGCACGACGATCTTGTTCGGCTGGACCTGGGGTTTCATGCTTCGGTGCTCCTTCTGTGTGGCTGCCGTTGAATTGTGGCTCCCCGAACACGGATCGAACGTGTGACCTGCGCATTAACAGTGCGCCGCATCTACCAGCTGAGCTACCGGGGAAAAGTGGATTGAAGGATGTGGATGGAGGCGCGACGCGGAGTCGAACCGGGCTGGACGGATTCGCAATCCGCAGCACTGCCGCCTTGCCATCACGCCGGAATCACGCCTGATGATGGCGTCGTTGGTGGATCGTCTTCGAGTCGAACGAAGTATTCCCGAAGGAGACGGGGTTACAGCCCGCTGCAGTCGCCAGTGCTGCTCACGATCCATGAAAGCAAAAGTCGTTTGACGAATGGCGTTCCGCAGGGGAGTCGAACTGTGAACGGACGCATGCCCCTGAACTGACTGGGAAGATCCGGGAAGTGGCCGGAAGAATCGGGCCGCCCCAATGAAATTGGGCCTTCTGAGGCCTTCCGGACCGCTGACGCGGCTAACCCTTGCGGACGCGTGACCAAACGCCTCTGCGGCGCGACCTGGGGCTCGGGCAGCAGCCCCAAAAGACGTCCATGACTCAGTGTTCTCCCCCCTGCAGAGCGGCCCTCCTGTGACGGCGCCGGCTGCCCCCGGCCGTCCTCCCGAGGAGCCCAACTTGCACGCTCGGGTGCGAGTTCCGACTTGGTGTGCGAGTTGGATAACCCATTGAATTTTCAGGAGATTTTCGAAGGAAGCTCACGAAGGCCGGTGTTTAAACTCGCACGCCATTTGCCCATCTTTTAGGCAGAACTCGCACCGAACTCGCACGCTGCTGACGCAAAAAAAGCCCCTTTTCAGGGGCTTTTTTGTGACTGAACCTACCTGTGAATAACCAAGGTATCGCAGCCAGGGCGACGTGTCAAAGATCCTCGACTTCCGGGCCGAACTTCGAATCCACGAGAGCGCGCATGCCCGCGACGAGAGCGGAGGCGTCAGTAAAAACTTCGCCGTCCGAATGGCGAAAGAAGGCGCGCCACGTGCCAGCGGCTCCGGGACGGTCGACGGGGTCGTAGACAAGGCTGATCAAGCCTCTTTCGAGAACAGGGCCGCCTATCGCCCAGTCCCTGGAAAACTGAAAATCGGTCGCCCCGTGCTCCCTTGCCTGAACGAAGCAAAACCAGCTGAACTGTTTGTTGTGGATATGTGGTCGAGGCTTGGGGTCAAGACCCTCGGCTTTGGCGACCCAGAAGTCGAGCAACGCACCGGCAAGTTCGGAGGTTTTCATGATCTTCAGACTGACTTTTTAAGCAAGCGGAACAGGTATGACCGGCTGAACTTGTACCTCCGCCGGATCGCATCGAAGGGCTCGCCAGCATCGTAGCTCTGAATGATCTCGCGGTTCCGATGCATCTTCAACGCAGCCTCGCACTTGGCCACGTACACGCTGACCCCCCCGAACCTTCCGACGAGCTGGGCAGCTGGCTCTCGCCCGACACACTCGACCAGCACCGCCCACATGCGCGAGGTGCCATCGACCACCTCCGGGATCTTGATCTCGTCGCCGCCGAACATCTTGACCAGGTCGATGGTGGCGTCGATCCCGATCACGTCGACCAAGGCCTGGGCGGTCTTCGGCAAGGCTTCGACGTGCTCGACCTGGCGCAGTGGCACCGTTTCGTCGAACAGGCTGAACTGCCCTTCATTGACCGCCTTGTGGCTCATTGGGTCGCGGCCCCTTCGCGACGCTGTTGAACGCCCAAAGCAGCAGAAAGCCGGTGCAGCTGATCGTGGTTGCACCACTCGTAGAAATCAGGCGACTGCTCGCCGAACATCTGCTTGGCGATGCCGTCCGCATAGGTATCCGGCTTTCGATCAAGACTAATGAGCTGCGCGCGGATCCGGCGGACGAGCTTCAGCTTGTCGGCCGGCGGGACTGGGCGCCGAGGCCGCTTTCCGCCAGGCTTCGCGACGGCCTTGAAGCCGATCTTCTTGAGGTACTCCAGCACGTTGGCGCGGCCGACGTGATCGAGATCCTTCGAACTGCGGACGCGGCCCTGCGTCCACAACATGTCGCGGTAGTCCTCGTCGGTCATGGCGAGTTGTTTCTTGGCCAGATGAATCTTGGCCAGGTCGGCGTTGCGATGGTCGCGGGCAAGCTTGCTCATGGCTTAATTGCGGTCTTTTGGGACAGAGGAGCACGCGGCGAAGGTCGCGCGAGAAGGAGCGCATTGATGGAGAAAACGAACTGGCTGCTTAGGCGCTACCCACACCTGAGGCAGCTGAAGATGTGGCCTTGGAAGCGATGGATTTCGGAAGTACTCGGAGGTGCAGCTGGGTTTGCAGTCTTGGCCGGACTGCTGTGGCTCGGCGTGAACTTCGAGTTGGGCAAAAGCGACTGGGCTGCTTGGGTTCAGGCCGTGGGCTCCATCGCAGCGATCGTTGGCGCATGGCTGATTGGCAAGAGCCAGTCGAAAGCCGCCTATTTGCATGCGCTGCGCCTGAAGGAAAACGAGCGATATGACCGAGTACATGCGGTCTTTCCCATCGCAGAACGCGCACACGCACTGATCACCGCGTTGGACCGCGAGCAATACGACCACTACTACAAAGTGCGCTACAGCGACGCCTCTTTCCGGGTTTGCATCAAAGCCATCGAAGCCATCCCGCTTCACGAGCTTGGCAACTTTGGACTTGTGCAGGGCTACATGGAGATGCAGCAGGCACTCGCAGCCGCAGCTCATGCAGCAGCAAAGCGACTTGAGCTGGGCACTGACCTGGCTGCTCGGGCCGCTGCACGCGCGTCCGATAGTCACGTCGCCGATGCACGTCACAAGGCAGACATGGCGCTCGCAATGATCAAGAGCAACCAGTACCGTCGGACGGTTGAATAGGCGCGACCTCCAGTGGCTTTCAAACCTACACGCTCCGCCGTAGAACTGCAGCAAATGCTGATTGAGCGCATCGAGGCGATCCCGGGCCTCCGAGGTCAGCAGACGGATGTCCACCGTGGAGGCGTTGTTGGAATCGGCGGCGATGGCGATGGTGGTCCGACCTGGACCGTCCGTGTGCTCAGCGACCGCAACACCCATCGGCCAGACATCGCACGCATCATTCGGCAACTGCAGATGCAGTACGACTTGGAGGACTAGAGCAAGGGGCGTCATGTCGCCGCCTTCTTCTTGGCTATGGTCAGCAGCCGGTGGTACGAGCCTTGCCCAGCCTGATGGCCGGCCCCGAATTCGCTGCGCGCAATCCCGTCGATCGCGTCGACGCATGACTGCAGATAGGCGAGATCACTTAGGAACCCAAAGCTGGCTTTGCAGGTGCGGAAGCGGTTATTGATGACCCGCTGCGTTGCCACCGGCACCATCCGCCAGTGGTCCGGGCAAAGGAATCTGCCCGAGGCCACTTCCCTACGGCAGTTGAAGGCGTCGCACTGTCGTTTCATTGCGGCACCTCGTCCCATTCGCGACCATCGAGCATGCGGCCTGCGACTTTCTTACCAACGCTGAACGAGCAGTGACCCTCGGGCCATTCATGCTGCGCTGCGCCCACCAGCTCCCCATACTCCAGATCGTTGCCGTGCTCGGGGTACCCCGGGCTCCACTCTCCCCACTGCTTGAATAGAAACGGGACGCCCGCGGCTTGGCACTGATCGCGCAGGCTGCGCGGCCAGTCGGGGTGCATCGGCCGCGCGCCGGGGCCGCTCTCGCCGCCTGCGATTACCCAGTCGATGCGCGGCAAATCGGGCTGCGGATTGCCGTCGCCATCCTCGCAGTTCGTTGTGCCGCGCAGCGGATAGATTTCGCTGTGTCCGTCCACGTCGATGACGCGCAGATCTACCGGCGCCAGCAGAGGCTCCATGCTTAGGAAGCGCACGCTCGCCGGCACCGCTAGCAGCTTGGGGATGTCGCGATCGGCCTCGGCCTGATTCACGATGGTGGCGCCGATCCAGACATGGGGCCACGGCCAAGCCAGAGGGCAATCCATCGGCAGCGCCCTGAGGCTGGCGGGCAGCGTCTCGTCGATCATGCGGACGGCGTTGCCGATTCGCTTGGTCAGGAGGAGCCAGTCGAGGTTCGGCGTCGACAGGATCAGGTTGAACAGGTCGACGCGCCATTGAGGGGCAACCTCGTTGTCGAACACGTCGGCCAGGCTGGCGCAGAACACTCGCTGCCGGCGGCCGTGCTGCGCGAAGAAGGTTTTGTGATGGGCATCCCAGCGATGTGGGAGCGCCCAGTTTGCGAGGCTGGTGCGGTGGCGTGTCGCGCTGGCGCCCCACGTCTCGGCGCCCTGGCTTCGTAGTACACGAGCGGGCGTGCTGACCTCGGCGTAGCAGTGGTCACAACCCCCGCCGCCCGTGGCAGCGACTGAAACCTTGGTGCATCCGATCCACGGGTTGAATGTGTGGTCGCACCATTCGATATTGCTGTTCGCGCTCATGACTGCTTACCCCATCACCAGCGGCCCAAGCCACCAGTTCCACAAGCCAAGGAGGGTGAACAACAGGAAGCAGCGCTGCTGCGCGAGGATCCAGCGGTTGCCCTGCTGCCTGTTGAAGGGGATCGCGGCCAGGTTGCTCACCAGGAACGCAGCGAAGCCCCAGGCGGGATGCATCTTCGGAATTGCCAGCAGCAGCGCGCCGAGGACACCGAAGAAGGCCGTGAGCACCTGGGCGACCGAAATCGACCAGGCTGGCCACGCGCGATTGCGGGCATCGAAGCAGCCGCACAACCAGCCCGCACCACCAAGAGCCGCCAGAGAAAGGACGAACCAAAAAAGGACGATGGAGAGATCAGGCATGCCGCTCTCCCTTCCATCCTTCGCCTGATGCCCATTCGGTGATCACCACGGTCTCCTCGCCAGCGAAAGCCGGGTCATCGCGAACGATCCGGAAACGCGGTCGCTGGTCGAAGCTGTTGCGGCCGAGGGTGGCAGCGGCGTCCATCACCTCCATCGACTGAAAGTCGCTGTCGGCGTCGAAGCGGACAACATCCTTCCAGGTGCTCGCGAAGATGTTGACCTGCAGCTTCACGGGCTTCTTACGCTCAGTGGCCATCGTTCGCCCCCGTGCGCAAAAGGATGCTGCCCATCGAGACGTGTTGGGCTTCAGCCTCGCTCGTCTCCAGAGACGGGAGATCGAGGTCGAGCCCGGCGCCGCAGCCAGACGTATCGAGCTTGATGGCCTGAAACCAGTTTGCCAGCGACGCTGCCGAGCTGACGGTGTGGTGCAAGGCCTTTTCCTTGTCACCGGTGATCACGGCTCGCAAGCACTTGCCCGCCAGCTTGCCCAGCAGCCAGTGCCAGTTCTCTGCACTCTTCTGGCGATCATGCGCCTCGCCGAAGCGATAGCGTTGATGCGCTGCCTCGTACTGCACCGCAGAGAGAAACTCTTCGGTGTGCGGGTTGTTGATCAATCCGCGCAGGTACGTGAGCTCCTCGGCAGCTCGCCGCATCAGATCGCCGGGGACCGGGAAAAAGCCGTCCCGCAAAATCTGCAGTTCGGCGTCTGTCAGCTTGGACATGGAAGACCTTTCAAGAAAAGCCCCGACGCCCAGGGGCGCCAGGGAGAAGACCAAGCGGCCGGCGGTCGGCTCAACCTGATCGAGGAGAAAACTGGCTTCAGACATGAGGCAGCTTCAGCGGCTCATGTCCGATGGCGAGGGGTGAAGGCGGCGGGCCCGGCGGCTTGGGCATGCGCACCTTGCCGGCCTTGACGGTGGAGTACTCGACATCGAGCTCGCCCTCGATCTCGAAGACCTGATTGGCGGCGCTGTCATAGCGAAGGTGGCCCTTGACGGCGCCCCGCAGCAGCGATGCGACCTTGAGCCCTGTTTCTGCTGGGAGCAGGATCTCGACGTAGCCCACCGTCAGGCAGCACAGCGTCTGTGTGGGCTTGCTTGAGGCTCGGGTGGCCATTACGCAGCCTCCTGCCCGTGGATTCGCCACGAAGACTTCCCGGCCTCCGCAACGGCAGCTTCCACTTCCTCGACGTGCAGGAAGCCAGCACCGAAGATCTTCTTGCCCAGCCGCTTCGCGGCCTCTTCTGCGCTGTGCGTGCAGCTGCAACGCTGTCCGAGCACGGTGCAGGTGACGTAGGCCCCACTGAGATAGCGCACATGCGCCTCGACAACGGCGATCTTCGAGGCCATCAGCTGACCCTCCAGAGGCCGAGCGTCTCGTCGTTGATGCGGCGGATCGTGAACGCCTTGCCGGTAGTCTTCGAGTACTCGCTAACGCACTTCTGGATCGACGCGCGCGAGGACAGCGGCAGCTCGGCGCAATCGTCCTTGTTCATGCGATCGAACAGCGCCGTCCAGTTCGTGCGACCGTTCCCAGCACCGGGAGGGATCGGAACCCCCGACTTGATCTCGATCTTCGACGTGTCGATGAAGACGTGGAGGCGCCTCTTCTTTTCCGCCGGCGCGGTACCGAGTGGGCCCAGGGTGGGATGAATGCTCGGCCTGGGCTTGATCTCCGGGTGCCCCTTGCCGAGGCGATACACCATCTCGTCTTCTTCCGGGTCTTCCAGCCGCACCAATGCACCCGACTCGACTGCAGGAGTCAGTTGTGACGGCAAGCCGCGCACGGGCGCGTCGAACTTGACACTGATGTCGTCGATGGAGAGGGTCTCGCCCGGATTCGTTGTCAGGAACTCGATCACCTTCCAGGGCAGCGAGCCCTTCATGGGGTTGTAGGTGGTGGTCATGCCGCCGAACCTGTGCTTTGTTGGGCCGGCACCGCCGTCTCGTGTCGCTCGCAAACGGCGTGGGCGCGGACGGTGAAACCACCGCGTCCACACCAGAGCCAAGCTGCCGAGCTGTTCGGGTTGTCGCGCAGGCTCATGTGCCTGCAGTTGTTGCAGTTGGGACGGGCATTCGCGTCGATGAAGCCCTGAAGTCGCATTGCGGTCTGTGCGGTGCTCATGCGGCCTCCGCCTGGGCCTCGAACGGCGTGATGACGAAGTCTTCGATGCCGCTGTTCACCGTGATGCCGGCGATGGCATTCACGACGTCGCGCTCGTTGAGCATTGCTTCCTTGTTCGGCTCCTCCTTGGTCCGCACGAAGCGCGAGAGCCCAAGGGCCTTCAACGTGTTCACGACCGACTCGGCCCCCCGGATGGTGATGCTTGGCGGGCGCATGCGCCAGTTCACCTCGCCCGTGATCAGGTTGGCCGTCTTGCCGCTTCCGCAAAGTTCCGCGCGGTTGGCTTCGCAGTAGGTTTGGATTCCCTTCTGGAGGGTTTCGATGCGGGCTCTCAGCGCCTCCAGCCGTGGTGTCGCTGCCTCGGTCAGCTTCGCGATCTGGTCATTCAGATCCGCGGTGGCGCGCAGCACTTCTCGCTGCAGATCTCCGAGTGTCTTGATGTCGGCCTGGCAGTCGGCCTTGGACTGCGGTGCGTAAGCGGTGGCTTTGGACTTGAATCGGGCAGTGGATGCCATTGGATGCTCCGGAAAGGTTGGTTGATCTATCGGTCGAACTTCAGGTGGGAAGGCGCAATTGGCCTCGGAGATCGGGCAGAGAGACGCCCTGCATGGCGCTGATCTGGGCCAGACTGGTCATGGCCCGGTCGTGCAGGAAGAGGCATGTCTCGATCAGTTCCTCCGCGCTCTCGGCCATGAAGTAACCGGCAGCGGGTGTGGCGCAGATGTGAAGGCCCTGCTTGCGGAGGTCGACCACGATGTCGCGCACTTGGCGCTGCAGCATGTCGGGGTTCGCAAGCTGGCCGGTGATGCGCTGCACCAGCTCGCGGACGTGGATTCCGTTCGCTTTGCCGATGTGGTGCTGCAACTCGGCGAGCACCTGGGCGGAGGTGATCTGCATCATGGTGATGCCTTCAGTGCACAGTGGCGCCAGGATCTGCACTTCTCACGCTGGCCGTGAGCGCCTGGGACGCGCGGAGCGCGGCTTGGGCACTGACGGCGGTGCATGCAGGGTTGTGCCGCGCGACATACATGAACAGGTTCAGGAGCGCGGTCTGCACGACGTCGAGCGGCTTGCCCGTGAAGAGCATTTCCACCTGGTCCATCAACCCGTTGGTCGCGTCGACAAAGCCTGCATCCAGTTGCGGCTCCCGGATGGCCTCGCGATGCGATTCCGGCGCCGCCTTGGCCCCGCCTGACTTTGCGACTTGCTGGGCAATGGAGGAGGCTTGTTGCATCGCCTTCGCGGCCCCTGGAAGCCGGTTGGTCTTGAGCGCCAAGTTGACGTAGGCGCCCAGCAGCGCGTTGAGCGCCACGTCGGGATCGTTCGCTTCGGCCCGCTTCAGCAGCTCTTGCAGAAGCGCCGAGATCTCGTCGATCCGCTTGCCCGGCATTGGGTTGGCACGATCGGTAAACACGATGGTCGTCATGGGCGAAATCACTCCTTTGGGCTGGTGGTGGCCTGGATCTGCTCGGAGATCGGGGCGCGATAGGCGACCCGGCGGCCGCCGATGAGGCTGGGGATCTGCGTGTAGGCAGCGGCGCCGGCTCGCGCAGGAGCGGATGCGGCTGGCTTGTAGACGGCGCCGAACATCACATCGATCTGCCGAGGGGCTGCGACTGTTGTGGGCGGCTGGAACTCCGGGATCGGAGCAACGCCCTCGACCGGCTCGGTACCGGCGAACCACACGATCTCGCCTGCCTCGTTGGTGCGCCGGCAGACGTAGCCATTCGCGCGCAGACGGCCAAGGTGATCTGGCAGCCAGTTCTTGTGCGCGACCGGCGCGCTGTCTGGGACGATGCGCCAGGTCGAATAGCGGTGCACTCCGGCGGCCAGCTGCTCCAGGGTGCTTTCGCCGTGCATCTGCAGGAACTGGACGATGGCCCGCTGTGTCGGGCTGGTCAGGTGCGGGCGGCGGGGTGCAGAAGTGACGGTGCTCATGCCCAGCTCCTCACCGCCGAAGCGACGGCGTGCAGCCAATCCAGGATGACGGAGCTATCCCCCGCTCCCCGCACGTCCAGCACGATCACGATGACTGCAAGCACCATGATCACGATGAAGAACGGGTCCGAGAGATCGTCGTAGCCAGGGTTGTCCCGGCGCAGGCGCTTAGCCAATGCGCGGTCGGTCTGGCGGATCAGCGCGCGCGCCGCGCGCAGGCGCCTTGCGCTACGCGCATCCGCAAACAGGCGGCTCATGAGGTTCATGCCGGCCTCCCCGCAGTGGCGGCCGAGCCTCGGCCGACGAAGAAGCGGTAGTCGTTCGCTGCGTCCCGGATCGCGTCGCGACGGGGTACGCCAGGCAGACGCATCAGCCTGCGTGCACGACGCCGGATCCAGGCTAGTGGCGCACGGTCGTAACGTGAAGCCATCACTTGCCTCCCTTGAAGTTGCTGGGGTTGTTGGGGCAGCTCTTGCAGGCGCGCCAGAGCTGCACGCGCATGGGGTTCGCCGTGTGGAACGGCTGCTCTCGCTGGTCTTGGCAGATCCGCGTGGTGATGGAGCCGAGCACCGGGCATGCGACAACTGCGTTGAGCAGCTCGCCGCGAATGCGCTCTGCAAGGCGTTCAACGTTGCCGATGTAGCGGCCCTTGAGGGCTCCGCTGACGGCCGCATCGCTCACACCGAGCCGTCTGGCCACCGCTGCCTGCGTGGTGGCACTGCAGAGCTTCTGAAGGGCTTCCAGTGCGTCGACGGGAAGCGGCTTGGCCGGCGGCGTCTTACTCGATGCCATCGCACACCTCCTGCGCGGTCTCTTGCCAGGCGAAGGTGCCCGTATTGCGATCGAAGACCGTCTTGCGCCGCGTGATCGCGGGCGCATGTGCGCCCGTATCGCGAACCAGGCGGTACCGGCCAGGCGTACCCGGCTTGGGCTTGCGTAGCTCGCGAAAGTACCCGGCGCGGGCCAGGAAACGCACGTAGGTAGACGCGGTGTGAGGAGAGACGTGAAAGGTCTCAGTGCTCGCTGCGCGGCACACGTCGTGCCAATCGAACTCCCGAAGGATCTTCATTGCCCGCCACATGGCCAGCGTCGCCATGCCTTGCGAGACAGGCTCACCGCTGCGCGTCACGCGCGGGGCCTCGAAGCTGTCTTTCAGCAGCGTGTACGTCTGCTCGATGTACGTTCCGTTCTGGCGCTTGCGATGGGGTTCTGCAGTGCCCAGGTAGCCGGCCGTCACCAGCCAGGTCACGTAAGACTCGCATGCATGAACCGGCACCAGCGGGTTCGTGGCGTCCTGCACCTGCAGCATCGAGAAGGTGCGCAGCTTTCGGATCGCACGCCAGACCCGCTCGCGCGGCGTCTGGAGCCCGACAACTTCGTGCTCGATGGGCCGGCGAGCCATCAGGCGAGCCTCCGGCCCGGTGCAGCGCCGGTGTACAGATCCACCTGGGCGTCCGCCGGGGCGATCTTGGTGCCCTGGAGGTCGCACCAGCGCTTGATGTTGTTCAGGTTAACCACGACCCGTCGGGTAATGCCGCTGGTCTCTTGGAGCACCCGCTTCTTCAGTTCGGGCGCGATCTCGATGGCGCCCGCGTACTGTTTGGCCAGCAGGTCGAAGTCGGAGCTGGAGCAGCGCATGGCGGGCTGCCACACCAGAACGCGGTTGTCGAAGCGCTCGTGCTTCTTCAGCTTTGCGGGCAGGTGTTCTTCGCCGATCAGCAGCACGGCCGCACCGGACGCGTCATGCAGGTCGCGGATCAGTTCCAACGTGCGGCTGTCTGCAATGTGATCAACCTCATCCACGATCAGCGGGCGGCTGCTGGAAACCAGAACCTGCACGATCTCGTCGACGATGGCGGGAATGTTGCCCCGTGCCTGGATACCGATGGACTTGCAGATCTGCTCGGCGAAGCTCTTCTTCGTCTCGAAGCTGCGGCAGCTGACGTAGATGCCATTGAAGCCGGCCGGGTGGCTCGCGTAGCTGGCGCCGAAGCTTTTCCCGAGGCCGCTGGGGCCGTAGAAGGCGCCGATTCCGGGCAGCTCGGGAGCGCGTTGGGTCAGCGTCTCCATCGTGGAGTGGATGAGGCTGATATTGCTGGTCGGTGCGAGGGCGCCGCCCACCGTTGTCAACTTCTTTGTCATACTTCGTTCCTTCACTTCATGTGCTTGCCCGGTTTGGCCTGCCAGCCTTGCCGGGCTTTTTTTTGCTCGTCGCCTGATCGCTCAGCCAGCGAGCACCTGCTCGGGGTCAGCCCGAACGTCTCGAAAAAGCGCCGCTGCGACACCCACTCGGTACCGTTCGCGTAGCCTTCAAACCAGTTCTTTTCTTCGGGAGTCAGGGCCTCCCCGCGCTGCACGCGCGCTTCCAGCAGCAGCCACCGCGCATAGCGTTCTTGGGGTGTGGCATGCAGGGGCTTCACCTCGGCCGGCTTGGTCATGCGCTCGGCCAGTGCAGCCTGGGCGGCTGCGAGTTGTGCTTCGGTGACCAGCGGCGCTTCTGCAGCGGTGATCGAATCGATGGTTGGACTGGTGTGCTCCGCTGGTGCGCGATGGATCGACACCACGTTGGTGGACGCGTCGATGGCCGCGTCGGTGTTGCGGCGGTTGATGGCTGCAATGGCGGCGTTCGTATCGAATTCGCTGGTGAGGGCCTTGAGCTGCTTCTTGGACTCGCGGAGAACCTTGAGCTGGTGCGCTTTGCGCTCGGCCGCGACCTCGGAGCTGTTGATGCCGAGACGTGCGTGATCGAGGGCTTCGCAGACGAAGATGCCGTCGAGATCGAAAACCCAGCAGCGACCGATGTTCGTGTCGTCGATCTTGATCTGGACGGTCTGCCCCTCCATGCCGCCGAGCAGCGCGTGGTTGTAGAAGCCACCCCGGCCGATGCGCAGGCCCTTCTTGCCGACGCGGGCGGTGCCGTTGTGCGCGCTGGGTGCAAGCAGCACGTCGAGCGCACGTTCGCTGATCGACTTGACCTGGAAGCCTGTCGCCATCTGGCGTGGCGTGCGATCACCCAGGTAGCTGCGCGGCTTGTCGAGAAGGCGATCACAGTAGGCGTTGATCTCGCCCTGCAGTTGCTCGGGCGATAGCCTCATCTCCGCGGTGAAGTCCTTGTCCTTCATGATCCGCTCGGCGAAGCCCTTGCGCGCCTCGATGCCTTTGCGCTCCGCGACGCTGTGACCGACATACCCGCCCAGAGTCTCGAAGAGCTGATGCATCAGCGAGCCGATGGCGCGCTCGATGTGCGGCTTCTCATGCGGAGAGAACTTGTGGCACAGCGTGTGCCTGATTCCAAGGCCTAGCAATCCGGACTCGAGAACCTCGGCGACATAGTCGGCGCCGTTGTCGGTCTTGATCTCTTCCGGCGCGCCCCATGCCAGTACGGCAAGGCGGATCAGACTCATGATCGCGTTCGCGCGGCTGGTGCGCGTGACGATGAACAGGCGGCGGCGTGTATAGACGTCGATCACGCCGACGACGTGATGACGTCGACCGTCGTTGAGCATCACGTCGCCCACCGTGCTGTCCATCTCCCACTTCTGGTTGGGAGCGGTGATCCCCTCGCTGTAGCTGCCGGCGGCGCTCATGTACTTGTTGCGCCAGCCGTCCGGGTTGACCACGGCCTCAAGCAGTTGAGCGTTCTGCGACTTCCAGTACGACAGCGCGCGGCGGAAGGAGCGAACGGTCGGCAGGTCGGGAAACTGTGTCTGGAGAGCGTCGTACAGGCTTTGCGCCGTCAGGTGTGGCTTGTCGACCAGCAATGCCAGCATGGCGTTGCCGACCTCACCGGCCAGCGCCGCGTACTGGCCCTTGCGGTGATGCTCGCGCGGTGTGATGGCCGCCAGCCCTTTTTCTTGGACGCCGAGGTGCCAGGCGCGGAGGGTGCTGAAGGTGATTCGCGGGAAGGCTTCGCGCAGGGATGCGTCGGCTGGAATGTCGATCGCGCACAAGCCGCCGCTCCAGGCATGGCAGAACGCCTTGAGCGCCGGAGTCAGCGGCCCGCCGTATGCCTGCCAGAACCGTTGAAAGAGAACGAGAACTCGGGCGATTGCGTCCTGGCGATCCTTGCGCCAGCCGGTCACCAAGGCCGGACCACGGGAGGCGGTTGCCCGCGCTTGGTTTGACGTCGGCGCCGAGGCCATCTGGCCTTCGTTCGCAGCCGACCGGCGGGCCGCCCATGCCAAACGCGCCGCAGGGGGCAGCGCCTCCACTGCATATTCGAGGCCGCCGCCACGACCAGGACGCGGACGGCTTGGAAGGCCGAGGCGCGTTGCGGCAGCCCGTGCCCGGAATTCGGAGGAAGGGAATCCGGGCAATCCGGCGAGATCGGAGGCGGTGGCGTATGCAGTCACGAAGCCCTCCGACGAATCTCGCGGAGCGCCCGCCGGTTGCGGGTCAGCTTCTTTGCGTGCTCGCGCGACACGCCCGGCGCGTAGCGGGAAGGCCAGATCTCTGCGGGAGGCAGTTGTAGTGCGCTCGCGACGAGCTGCTCCACAGCCCACCAGGGCCGCACAAGAACCCCTTGAATGTGTGTGTAGCCGTTGGCCTTGCCAATCTTATTGAGTGAGGTTCCCACCTTTCGGAGGGCTGCAACCACGTCGGCGGGGTGCCAATCCTGCAGTCGCTCAACCGTTTGTGTGTCCATGATTGTCATCATAAACACAATTGTGTGGGTCTGGAAGGCTTTGGATCAACTTTTTTTGTTAGACGCCCACTTCGAGGGCTTCCCCGGTTGACCGTATGTATGGATTTACAGTTGACCGGCCCACCCCGCCAACATCTAATTGTGTTTATGGACACAATTAAGAGTGAAGAAGCCGCGCATCGCTACGCCACTGGAGTGAGTGGCGAGGGCGACGAAGCCACCGAAGGCATCGACGTGGCCAGCGTGATCGGCGCGCGAGTGAAGCAGGCGCGTGGCGCGACGGCTCAACAAGACCTCGCCGAAGCCATCGGGGTTCACACCAACACTGTGAGCAAGATCGAGAGAGGCAAGGCCGTGCCCGATGCCGCGCTCATCTTGAAGATCGCCAAGGCAACGAACGTTTCTGCGGCTTGGCTGCTCCTCGGCTCGCCATTCCCCCAGGGCGCATTCGAAGCTGGGAACACCGATGAGCCGGAAGTGCTTCCCGTGCGAGCATCAGCTGCTGAGTCTGTGCCCATGTCGCTGTTGGCGGTCGAGGTCGGCGACTACATATACGTCCCCCACTTCGACATCGCAGCCAGCGCGGGCCCGGGCGTCTTCAATGATCTGGAGCTGGTCAAGGCCATGCGCCCCTTCGAGCGGAACTACATCCGTCACGCGCTCGGCATCGCGCACAACGAACTGGCGTTAGTTGGAGTTCGAGGCCGATCGATGGAGCCGCTGCTACACCCTAGCGACGTTGCGATGCTAGATCGCCGCGATCGTGATGCGACAACAGAGGGTGTGCATATGGTTCGTCTCGACGGCGCGCTTCTGATCAAGAGCATCCAGCGCCTTCCGGGAAGGACGCTTCGAGTGTCGAGCAAGAACCAGGCGGAGTTTCCGCCGTTCGACATCACAGCGGATGATGACGGCGAAAGGGACTTCGAGATCTTGGGGCGCCTGCGCTGGGCAGGCATCACTCTCAATTGAAAGGGCAACAGATGCGAAGGGTTCTAGCAGGCGCAATATTTCTGACAGCGGGGGCAACATGTTCGGCCCAGCCAATGGACATGAAGGCTGTCGAGCGGCTACTTTCCAAGCCTGTCCAGGAAAGGATTTCGAGCCTGGAAGTAGACGCGCTCAAAGGCGACTACCAAGCGATGAGAAACATTGCCTATACATGGGCTACAGATGCGCGCAAGGAGCGTCCCGAGGCGGCAATTGTGGGATGTGCCTGGTACGCGCTGATCCTGCGACGACACTCCGCTATTGCACACGCTGGTGATATTTCAAACAAGGAGCTTTATTGCGGACGCTTGTCTGCTGATCAGGCACGGCAAGCCGGTGGCTTGGTCGTTGACCTCGAAGGCAGCATCAGATCTCCCTCGCGCCCGAAGGTGTCGCGTGGCTGACGAACCTGTGGGACAACCCGCTTTGCCGGCCGCAATGTCCGAAATGCCGGTTGACACGGTGACCATCAGCCCGGGCACCCAGACAAGTGGAGAGGTGGAGAAGGTAGATGGCACAAAGCTGCAGCCCATGCGTGATCTGCTCCACCCTGCAGATGTATTTACTGGCCTCGTCGTGTCGAATCCGAGGTCGATAAATCAAGCCACGTTGCAGATGGCTGCGGCACAGCTCAATCAAAGCAGAAATGACCGCGAGATCGCCAGTACTCGACTGAGTGATCAGGACAAGGATTTGAAAGGTCTCAGAGAAGAACTTGGTGAAGCGAAGACGACCATTGCCGTGCTTCGCCAGCAACTCGGCGTAAGTACCAAACTTCAGGCTATGCGAGGCATCGCTGGTCCCGCCGGGACGCTCCTGGCGACCTATGCGTTGGACGTCTACAAGGCAAACATGCAAGTGACTGGAATCGCCACTGGAATCATCGGCGCCATGCTGATCGCTTTTTCCCTTTTCGGGGTGCCTGGAAGGATCAACACCAAATGATGCAAGGTCAACTTGACGAGCTCAGCCTAATCGGCGTCTTCGACCGTGGTGTCCCCAATCAGGAGCATGTCGCCATCAGAGTCGACGCCCATGTCGACATGGCGAGTTACGGAATGCTGGTTGGATGGGCTGCGGTCGGTGGCGGAGTACTTCCGGTGCCAAACAACTTCTTTTGGTTCGGGAACGGGCTGTTGAGCCCAGGTGACTGGATCTTTCTCTATACCGCGCCTGGACAAGCCAGAGTCGACACGCTTAAAGATGGGAAGCGCCTTTGTGTCTTGCATTGGGGGCGGACTCAGACGATGTTTCACACGCCGTCGTACGTGCCGCTCTTGGTCAGAATCGACGCCTACCAGACTACGCCGCCGGCCCCTGAGCTGATAGCGCAGGGCGGTCTAGCGGCTGCTTTCCCGAACAACTTCAAGGGCCCGATTCTTCCGCCGAAGTGACCTGCGTCACTCTGCTCGCGGCCTGTGTGGCCCGGCATTCTGCCGGGCATGCTCACCCTCCAACAGATTGGCGCCTGCACCGGCGCTTCCGTGCAACGCGCGGAGCCATTCGTCGCGCACCTCAATGCGGCGATGGCGACCTATGCCATCAACACGCCCAAACGCCAGGCAGCGTTCTTGGCGCAGCTGGGCCACGAGTCGGCCGGCCTGAGCCGCCTGGTTGAGAACCTCAACTACTCCGCCGAAGCCTTGATCGCGAAGTTCTCGCGCGATCGCATCAGCCAGCTCGACGCCTTCACCTACGGGCGCACCGCAGCGCACCCTGCAGACCAAGCGGAAATCGCGAACCGCATCTATGGCGGCGAGTGGGGTCGCGCCCAACTCGGCAACACGCAACCAGGCGATGGTTGGCTCTATCGCGCACGCGGGCCGATGGGAACCACCGGTCGAGGCAACTACATCACTGTGCGCGATCGCCTGCGTGTCCGATTCGGCACCCGCGTGCCGAACTTCGAAGACCTGCCCGAAAAACTTGCCGACTTCGAGTGGGGCGCCTTCAGCGCGGGCGACTTCTGGGACATGAAGGGCCTCAATGCCCCGGCCGACGCTGGCAACTTCGAACTCATCACTCGTCGCATCAACGGCGGACTCAATGGCTATGACGACCGCAAGGCCCGCTGGACGGCGGCCAAGAAGGTTTTCGGCCTCGTCTGAACAAACCTCGAAAGGACTCCAATGCTCGGTCGATCCTCCCTTGTCGCAAGCACGCTCTTCGCCGCCGCGCTGTGCGGTCTTCCAGTCGTTGCGGCCAACCAGGTGGAGCGCGCTGCGCCTCCCGCCCCCGCTCGGCGCAGCCGGGCACTCAGCCCTGTCTCTTCTGCTGGCCTCGGTAGCCAGCGCTCTGGGAAGCGCGCAGCTTATGGCTGGAGCAACCGTCATGACCAGCGCGTCGCAGCCAAGAAGCGCAGCGTGCTGCGCCATCGCGCGCGCAGCCGGGGGCACGCATGAGGCGCGGCGCCACCGTCGGCCTGGTCAAGGCCATCTGGAAGCAGCTGGCACGCACCAAGAGCTGGTTCCGTCCTGTCAGCAACTGGCGTCAGGCGTGGCGTCTCAACACGGTCCAGGCAGCAGCTGCGCTTGCGTTCCTCTCCGCGGTGCAAGCCGACCTTTTGCCCCTCGTGCAATCCGTGGTGCCTCCCAAGTGGTGGCCGTATGTGACTGGCGCGGTCGCGCTGGCCATCATCCTTCTGCGACTGCGTGACCAGCCGGGCGTCGACGTCGGAAGAGCGCCTCCCAACAAGTCTGCGGGCGGCGACCCGCAATGAACTGGATCCGCCTCGCTGTTATCGCCGCGATCGGCGCTGCCGTGGTGGCTGGCGGCCTTGCGCTGCGCGCTCATTTCGTCAGCGTGGGCGAGGCCAACGTGCAGGCGCGCTGGGATGCCCAGAAGCGCATCGATCTGGAGGCCAGCGTGCAGCTGCAACGCCAGGCCAACGCAGATCTGCTGGTCCGGATGAGGAACTCTGAAAGGAACGCTGATGAACAAGCTCGCCTCGCTCCGATCCGCGAAGCTCGCATTGCTGCTGCCACTGCTGAGCGTGGCCGCCTGCTCGCCACCATTGCAGCCCTCAATCGGCGTCAGCTGCCCGCGTCCTGTGACGCTGCCTGCGCTGCAGCCCTCGCTAGCGAAGCCGCCGCCGGCCGAGAGCTTCTCGGAAGCTGCGCAACGCGATATCAGTCAGTGGCAGCTGCAGCTGATGAACTCCGCGACCAAGTGATCGGCCTGCAAGCCGACGCTCTCAGCGTATGTCGCGCCAGCGCGGCCCCACTCCTGCCCAACCACGAAAGCCAATGAGCCTCGACTTAACCATCACTACCGGCCATCTGATCACGATCGCCACTTTTTTCATCGGCGCACTGTGGGGGCTGGTCAAGATCCTGGCCGTGCAGCAGGAGCGTCGCCTTGCGGAGAAATTCGAGCTCTTCCAGAAGACCATGCAAGGCGTGAGCGATGACCTCCGTCGGGAAGCGGAGGCCACTCGGGTCCTGGAAACCTCATTCCTTCGCTTCCAGGCCGAACTCCCGAGGGACTACGTGCGCCGCGATGACTTCGTGCGAGCCGTGGCCACGATCGAAACCCGGATCGACAACTTCGCGCTGCGCATGGAGCGTGCCTTGGCGCAAGGGAAGGAGTGAGCCCCATGAGCGTCCTGCTTCAGAAGATCCGCCGAGAGTCGATCCGTTGGCACTTGCTCTCGGCCGTGAACCTCTCGCGCCCCTATGGCATGTACACCGAGGCGCTGCTACCCATCGTCCAGTCCGTCTACCAGGACGCCACGCACCACGAGATCCGGCGCGAGCTGGACTACCTGGAAGAGCGCGAGATGGTTCACATCAACAAGGATCCGCTCGATCGCTGGATGGTCGACCTGACCCGCACTGGGATCGAGTTCGTCGAATACACGATCGATGCCCAGCCGGGCATTTCGCGTCCAGCCATCACCCAGGGATGATCGATGCCGAAGCGGAGTACTGTCGACGCGCTGCCGCGCGAGCTGAAGGAATGGCTTGACGATGAGCTGGTAAAGCGCGGCTTCAGCGACTACGTCGCCCTGGCCGTCGACCTCAAGGCGAAGGGCGCGGCGATCTCGAAGAGCTCGCTGCATCGCTATGGCAGCAAGTTCGAAGAGCGCATGGCGCAGTTGAAGGCCAGCACTGAGCAGGCACGCGCGATCGTGGCGGCCAGTCCGGACGATGAAGGCGCGATGGGCGAGGCGCTGGTGCGTCTCACGCAGGACAAGATGTTCGGCATCCTGATGGATCTCGAAGTCGATCCCGAGTCCATCGACATCACCAAGTTCTCCCGCTCCGTCGCTGACCTTACGCGCAGCTCGATCGGGCAGAAGCGCTATGTGCAGGAGTTCCGAGCCAAGACCGCCGAGAAGATGAAGGTAATCGAAGCGGAAGCCAAGGCCATGAAGGGCGAGACGCGCGATGTGGCGCTGGAGATGCTGAACAAGGTTCGCGCGGTCTACGAAGGGGCGCTGTGAGTCCAGCGCTGCTCTATCCCTACCAGGTGCGTTGGCTCAAGGACAAGAGCCGGTTCAAGCTCGGCCGCTTCGCTCGGCAGACGGGCAAGACCTTCACCACAACGCTGGAAATCGTCGACGATGTCCATGAAGCCGAGATCCTGAAGAAGCGATCGCCCTGGGTGATCCTGAGCCGCGGAGAGCGCCAGGCCACCGAGGCGATGGAGGAAGGGATCATGCGGCACAACGCGGCCTACGGCGCCGCGCTTAAAGTGGCCCGCGAGGACACCGACTTCTACGACGAAGAGAGCGGCATCCGTCGACGCGCGCTGCAGTTGATCTACCCGAATGGCAACAAGATCTCTGCCCTGCCTGCCAACCCCGACACCGCGCGCGGCTTCAGCGCCAATGTCTTCCTGGACGAGTTCGCCTTCCACAAGGACAGCCGGAAGATCTGGACGGCTCTGTTTCCGGTGATCTCGGCAGGATGGCGACTGCGCGTCACCAGCACGCCCAACGGTAAGGGCAACAAGTTCTATGACCTGTCTACCGCGACGGACGGCAGTTGGTCGCAGCACGTCGTCGACATCTTCCAGGCAATCGCTGACGGCCTGCCGCGCGACGCGGCCCAGCTCAAGGCTGCGCTCATGGACGACGACGCATGGAACCAGGAATTCCTGCTGCAATGGCTCGACGAGGCGACGGCATGGCTGAGCTACGACCTGATCAACAGCGTTGAACACGATCACGCCGGCATTCCGGGGAACTACACCGGTGGCCCGTGCTATGTCGGCGTCGACATAGCCAGGCGCTCCGACAACTTCGTCATCTGGGTCGACGAATTGGTCGGCGACGTGCTGTGGAATCGAGAGACCATCGTCGAGAAGCGCATCAGCTTTGCGGAGATGGATGCGCTGCAGGACGGGGTCGAGCAGCGCTACAACGTCATCCGGTATTGCATGGACCAGACCGGCATGGGAGAGAAGCCGGTCGAGGACGCGCAGAAGCGCTACGGCAAGCACCGCGTCGAGGGCGTGCTGTTCACGGGGCCGAACAAGCTGCAGATGGCCACGCTGATCAAACAGAGCTTCGAGGACCGCAAGAGTCGGATCCCGATGGCCAACGTGCCGCTTCGAAGTGACCTGCACAAAGTCCAGAAGGTCTCAAGCCCTACCGGCGCCCCGCGCTTCGACGCGGACAGCGACTCCAACGGCCACGCGGACCGGTTCTGGGCCAAGGCCCTGGCCTGCCTGGCAGCGCACGGCAGCCTCGGCCCTGTCCAAGTCGCCAGCCGACCCAGTCCAGCTCGAACCTCGATGGCCAGCCAGCTCAAGGGGTACCTGTCATGACCGATTTCCGGCCAGCCCCAAATCGGTGCCTCGGCGCCCCTGACGCACCCATCCCCCCAGAAAAATCTTTGAAACCGCACTTAAGGCGTCAAAACGCGTCCGTGGGGCACTTTTCGACCGGAGGAAGCCTATGAATTCCGGATTGTGGATTTCCCCGACCGAATTCCGGTCGTTCGCGGACCGGGATCCGCAGACCGCCAGCGGCCTGTCTGGCCAGATCGCGACACGCTTGGCAGCCGGCGATCTGTCTGGCTTCATGGGCCTGCTACCGAACCCCGACCCGGTCCTAAAGGCAATGGGTCAGGACCAACATGTCTACCGCAACCTGCTGGTCGACCCGCTGATCAAGGGGATCCGGCGCCGCCGCTCCTCGGCTGTCCTGGCTATGGAGCGCGGCTTCGACCGGGAGCGGTCGAACACGCCGGCGCGGGTGCTCAAGGCCTGCGAAACGTTCATCGGTAAGCTCAACATCCAGCAGCTGGTGCGCGACCTCAACGACGGCGCCTTCTTCGGCTATCGCGTGGGCGAGGTGATGTGGCGCGGCGCCGATGGCCTCCTGGTGCCAGACCTGATCTGCAAGCCTGGGGAGTGGTTCGGCTTCGACGCGACGGACGCATCACTGCGCTTCAAGCCAAGATCCAACGTCGGGGGCATTCCGGTCGATCCGCGCAAGTTCATCGTGGTCGGCAAGATGCGCAGTTGGGAGAACCCCTTCGGCGAGGCCGACCTGGCTGCATGCTTCTGGCCGGTTGCCTTCAAACGAGGCGGTCTGAAGTTCTGGGTGGCCTTCACCGAGAAGTACGGCATGCCCTGGGCCGTGGGCAAGCTGCCGCGTCAGACCAAGGAGACGGAGGTCAATGACCTTGCGGAGAAGCTCGCGCGCATGGTGCGCGATGCCGTGGCCGTCATCCCCGACGACGCCAGCGTCGAGCTGCTGCAGACCGGCAGCACGGCCAGCGCCGAGATGTACAAGGAGCTGCTGATGTTCTGCCGCAGCGAGATCAGCATTGCGCTGCTCGGCAACAACCAGTCGGTGGAGATGCAGAGCAACAAGGCCAGCGCCGAGGCGGCGGCCGGCATCGAAGCGCACCTGCGCGACGACGACGCGGAAATGGTCGCAGACGGCCTGAACCAGCTCGTGCGGCTTTTCTGCCAGGTCAACTTCCCGGGCTCTGAGCCGCCGGTTTACTGCTTCTGGGAACAGGAAGAGGTCGACGACGTGCTGGCGGGCCGGGACGAGAAGCTGCGGCGGGCGGGGGCGAACTTCTCCACGCAGTACTTCGAGCGCGTGTACAACCTGCAGCCTGGCGACCTGGCGGCGCCCGCCCCTGCGAGCGGAACGCCCGGCGACCTGCCGGCCGATGGCGAAACCGCCAGCTTCGCGGACCGGGCCGACGCTGGCTCTCCCAGCGGCGTGCCGGTCGACCAGGCCGTGGTCGACGCGGCGATCGAGCAGCTGCCGGCGGACGCCATCACTGCCGCAGTGCGCAAGATGCTCGCGCCGGCCCTGCGCGCGATCGAATCGGCCGGCACACCCGAGGAGGTGCGCCAGGCGCTTGAGGCTGCATGGCCCGAGATGGATGCCACGGACCTGCAGGAGTTGATGACCCAGGCATTTTTCGTGGCCGACCTGGTCGGCCGTGACTCGGTGCAAGGAGCGGCGCAATGAAGCCCAAGGTGATCGACCAGCCTTGGTTCCCGGTGGGTGCCCCTTGGGGCGATGGCACGTGGATCAACGCCGGATGTGAGGATCCGCATGGCGGAGAGTTCGTGGTCGACCTGCGGTCGCCGCTCAGTGACAACGATCGCGACAAGGAGAGCGCCGCCGAGATCGCCGCCCACATCTGCAAGGTCCACAACACGGATCTGGCGCGCCGGGTGGTGGAGCGCAAACTGGGAGTGCGCGATTGACGATCTCTGCGGCGGATGCCAGCTTCGCCATCGGCCTGCCTCCCGAGAAGGCGATCGCGCACCTGCAGGCCAAGAAGGCCCAGGTCACCGGACCGTGGACGGAATGGCTCGACGGGCAGCACGCGCGCGGCTTCACGGCCGCGAACGTGGCGAAGCTGGACGTGCTCCAGGACATGCAGGACTCGCTGGCCAAGGCGCTCAAGAACGGCCAGACACTGCAGCAGTGGAAAGACGGCCTGGTGCCCGAGCTGCAGCGCAAGGGCTGGTGGGGCCGATCGGGCACCACGGCGGAGCTGCAGGCCGCCGGCCGCGTCGACGCCGAGGGCGTCATCGCCAAGGGCCTGACGCCCACGCGCCTAAAAACCATCTTTCAGACCAACATGCAGAGCGCCTACATGGCCGGGCGCTACGCGGACATGATCGAGGAAGCCGAGGAACGGCCGTACTGGCAGTACGTGGCCATCCTCGACGCGAAGACCCGGCCGGCGCACCGTGCCATGAACGGGAAGATCTTCAGGTACGACGATCCGGGATGGAAGACCTTCTACCCGCCGTGCGGCTTCAACTGCCGGTGCCGCGTGCGCAACTTCTCGAAGACCGACATCACCCGGCGCAAGCTGCAGGTCGACAGCACCGAGGGAAAGCTGCAAGAGGTTCAGGTGCCGCTGCGCTCGGGCGGCAGCGCGAACGTCACGCGCTACAACGACAAGTCGCTACCTGGTGGAAAGTTCCAGCCGGACGCAGGTTTCAGCAACAACCCGGCGGCCGCGACCTGGCAGCCCTCGCTGGCCGCGAACGACGTGCAACTGTCCAAGCGCTACGTCGAGACGGCCGTGCAAGGGCCGGCGTTTGAGCGCTTCGTCCAGGCCGAGGCGCCCGAGGGCAGCTTCCCGGTTGGCATCGCGGCGCCCGCGCGCCAGGCCGAGTTGGATCTCGACGGCGCAGTGGTCACCTTGGGCGCCGAGCTGGTCAAGCGGCAGCAGCTCGCCAGGACCAAGCTTGGTGTGGATGACTACCGGCGGATCCCCGACGTGCTCGAGCGCGGCGTGCTGGCGACGGATCTCGATGACCGCTGGCTGGTTCTGGATGAGCCTGACGCGATCTACACCCTCGATCTGCAGGCGCAGCCTGGCGGCGCGCGCGTGCAGAACTTCGAGCGGAAGGCGAAGACCCGGTGATTCAGTTCGGCATCGAATACAAGCCAGTCCTCGCGGCGATGCAGCGCGCCGCGAACCAGATGGCCGACAAGCGGCCCCTCATGCGCTCAGTGGCCGGGATCATGATGCGTGCCGTCGAGGACAACTTCGAGCAGCAGGGGCGCCCCGCGTGGGTCGATCTGCATCCCGGCACCAAGCTTGCCCGGGCCAAGGAAGGCACCTGGCCAGGCAAGATCCTGCAGCGCTCCGGTCAGCTCGCCTCGTCGATGGTCCGGCAGTCGGACTCCAACACGGCCACGGTCGGCACCAACAAGGTCTATGCGGCGATCCAGTTCCTTGGCGGTCAGACCAAGCCGCATGTGATCCGGGCCCGCAACAAGCGCGCTCTGTCGTTCGGCGGCATCGTGGTGCGCCAGGTCAAGCACCCTGGCAGCAAGATCCCGGCGCGCAACGCGCTGCGCATGACGCCACGAGACCTGCGCGATATCGTCGAAGAGTCGCAGCGTTTCTACAACCGAGCCATCGCCCGCAACGGGCTTGCATCGCCGCCACGATGACGTGACGCGCGTCACTCTGCGCAGGTGAACCACTGGCCGGCAAAGTCGCCGGCATGGCAACCATCAACATCTCGAAAGTCGGCAAAGCCACCAGCGTCGAAGGCGTGGTGGTCGACTTTACGGAAGACGTCCTGCGCGAGGTCGTGGCCACCTACGACCCGAATTTGTGCGAGGCGCCCATCGTGGTGGGGCATCCCAAGCTGGACTCTCCCGCCTTCGGCTTCATCGACAAGCTCAGCTTCGCCGATGGGAAGCTGGTCGGTGTCGAAGACCAAGTCGATCCCGATTTCAACGAACTGCGGCGCAAGGGCCGTTTCAAGCACCCCAGCGCCAGCTTCTTCACCCCCACCGCGCCCAACAACCCCACGCCGGGAAAGTGGTACTTGCGGCACGTCGGCTACCTCGGCGGAGCCACGCCCGCGCTGAAGGGGCTGAACGGCAAGGTCATCAGTTTTGCCGACGCCGACGACGGCGTGGTGACGGTTTCCTTCGCCGATGGCGATCTCCCTGCCTTCAGCGGCGCCGGCATCGCACGGATGTTTCGCGGGCTGCGCGACTGGCTCATCAGCAAGGAAGGTACCGAGGTCGCAGACCAGCTGCTGCCCGACTGGGAGATCGAAGACCTGCGCCGGGTCAGCCAGCGCGCGGCAGAGCAAACCGATTCCACGCGCCCCTTCGGCAGCGCTTCCTTCGCCGATCCCCGAACCGCTACTCAACAGGAGCACATGTCCACACCGAAGACCCCCGAACAGCTGCAGACCGAGCTGGACGCTGCGAAGAAGCAGATTCAGACGATGCAGAACGCCGAGCGCACTCGCGAGGCGGACAAGCGTCATGCGGAGCATGTGAGCTTCGCAGACACGCTGATCACCCAGGCCCGCTGGCCTGCTGGTGCCAAAGAAGTGCTCGTGGCCTCGCTGGATCACCTCGCCACGCCGGTTGACTCCGCATGCGTGAGCTTCGGTGACGGCGAGGCTGCGCGCCCCCTGCACGTGGCGCTGCGCGAGCAGCTGCAGAGCCTGCCCGAAATCGTGAGCTTCGGCGAGGTCGCCCGCAAGGGTGGGGCCGAGAAGGTAATGACCGACCGCCAGGTCTCGGACCGCGCGGCCGACTACCGCAACCGCCTGGCCGCCAAAGGCCAGCACATCAGCATGGGCCAGGCGATCGACGCCGTCCAGGCCGGCACCGACAAGGAGTGAGCGCAATGCGCAACGAACTGTTCAGCAAGAACTACAGCGCCGAGGGCGCCATCCCCGCCTACCGCATCTTCAAGTTCGGTGCGGCCGACGGCGGCATCCTGGTCGGTGCGGCCGCAACCGACAAGCTGGTCGGCGTCACCGGCCGCATCGCGGCCGCCGTGTCGGGTGATCGTGTCGACGGCGTGCGCCTCGGCATCGCCGAGGTCGAGTACGGCGGCAACGTGGGCGCAGGCGACCCGCTCACGAGCGACGCCAGCGGCCGCGCCGTCGTGGCCGCACCGGCTGCAGGCTCCAACGTCCGCCTGATCGGCTTTGCCGAGGTCGCGGGCGTCCTGGGCGACATCGGCTCGGTCTTCATCTCGCCGTGCGTGATGCAGGGCTGATCACGCCTCAACCTGAAGGAAACCAATGAGCACCAACACCGCTCCGTTCACAGTCCAGCCGCGTCTCACGCAGATCGCGATGGGCATCAAGCCCACGGGCTTCATCGCCGACGAGGTCTGCCCCCGTGTCCCCGTGCCGGCCGAGAAGTTCATCTACACCAAGTTCGCAACGGACGAAGTGTTCACGATTCCCGACGTCCGCGTCGGCCGCACCGGCGCACCCAACACGGTCGAATTCGGCGGCACCGACGTGAACGACTCCACCGAGGACTATGGCCTCGACGATCCCGTGCCCAACAAGGACATCAGGAACGCCGAAGGCACGAACTACGACCCCCGCGACGCTGCGGCAGAGCGCACCGCGCTGCTGGTGAGGATGGCTCGCGAGAAGCGCGTGGCTGACCTGTACTTCTCCCTGGGCACCTACGCCGCCAGCTTGCGCACCACGCTCGCCGGCACCAGCCAATGGAGCGACTACGCCAACAGCGATCCCGTCAGCTCGATCCTCACCATGTTTGACTCGATGCTGGTGCGACCCAACATCGGCGTCGTCGGGCGTGCTGTGTGGACGAAGCTGCGGATGCACCCGAAGGTGGTTGCTGCCGTGCTCAACGCCGATCGTGGCATGGGTGGTGCTGCAGCGGCCGGCGTCATCCAGCGCAAGGCGGTGGCCGATCTGCTGGAGCTGGACGACATCATGGTCGGAGAAAGCTTCGTCAACGCCTCCAAGAAGGGGCAAGCGGCGTCCTACTCGCGGCTGTGGGGCAAGCATGCGGCCTTCTTGCGCATCGACAAGTCGGTACGTGACACCAAGGGCGGCTTGCCGACCTTCGCCTTCACCGCCCAATGGGGCGATATGGTCTCCGGCACCATCCCCGACGCCAAGATCGGCCTGGACGGCGGCGAATGGGTGCGCGTGGGCGAGCACGTCAAGGAGCTGGTGGCCTTCCAGGAGGTCGGCTGCTTCTTCCAGAACGCCGTGGCGTAAGGGGGCATGACGATGGCAACCCGCAAACGTACCGCCGCAGAAGCCGGCCCCACCGCGACCTTCGAGGTGATCAGCAACCTGTCGCTGGACAACGAGGACTACGTCCCCGGCGACACGGTCGAGCTGACCGAGGAGCAGGCGATCGAGATCGGCCCCCAGGTGGTCAAGCCCGTCGCCGCCAAGGCGGCCAAGCCCGAGTAAGGCGCTCCAGGATGCCCTACGCCACGCCTCAAGACCTGATCGCCCGCCTGGGCGAGCGGGAAGCCGTCGCGATCAGCGATCGTGCCAAGACCGGGTCGCCCGACCTGATCGAGCTGGCGCGCCTGCTCGCCGAGGCCGAGGACGAGGTCAACGGGCATGTGGGGCGCCGCTATCTGCTGCCCCTCGTCGGCTCTGACGGGCAACCCGCCGTCACACCGAAAGCGCTGGTGCGTGTCGTGGTCGACGTGGCCCGCTATCACGCCACCGGCACCGAGATCATGCCCACCGAAGAGATCCGCAACCGCTACAAGGACGCCGTGCGCTTCCTGGAAGGCGTTGCGAAGGGCGACATCCTGTTGGGCGATCTGCGGCTCGCCGGAAGCGGCGGACCCGCGCCCACGGGCGGCGCCACGGCCGTGCGCACCGGCGAGCGGATGTTCGGCGACCTGCCGGGGGTGCTGTGACTAGTCCCATCCAGCAGATCGAGCAGGCCATGCTGGCGCGCCTGCGCGCCGTCAGCCGGCCCTACGCCGGCCTAACGATCGAGAGCTACGGCGCCCAGCTCGACGACGAGCTCTTCGGCTGGGTGCGCACGGTGCCGGCCGCCTGGGTGACCTTCGACAAGGTGACCGAATCGACCCGCATCAGCCGCCGACGCTTCCGCCTCACAGGCAACTTCGAGGTGCTGAGTGCACAGCGCTCCCTCGCCGAGAACGATGGCCGCATGGGCGGCCCCGTGCTGGCGCGAGACGTGGGCGTGTACCAGCTGATCGAGGACAACAAGCTTGCGCTGGCCAACCAGAAGCTGGGGCTGGCCATTCAGCCGCTCACGCCTGGTGCGATCCGCTCGGTGATGAAGGGCATGGCCCAGCGCGACGCGATGGCGATCTACGCGCAGGCGTTCAGCACCACCTGGGTCGAAGAGATCCCGGATGACACCAGCGCCGACGATGACCTGCTCCGCATCGGCCTGAACTACCTGATCAAGCCTGGCGACGAGGAAGTCGACACCAGCGACCTGGTCACCCTGAGATCCTGAAGGAGTCCTTGAAATGCTCGTGAAAGCCGCCCCCGGCCTGAAGGTGCCGCGCGAAGACGATTCGCGCAAGCACATCACCGACGAAACGCCGGTGGATCTGGAAATGACCGCGTACTACATCCGCCGCATGGCGGATGGCGACCTGGTCGAAGCGGGCAAGCCCGCCAAGTCGGCTGCGCACGCAGCCACCAACAAGGACTGATCGATATGGCCAGCCCCAACATCTCCTTCGACAGCATCCCGGCAAGCATCCGCAAGCCCGGCAAGTACTTCGAGTACAACAACCGCCTGGCGGTGCGCACGCTGCCGAGCAATCTGCAGCGCGTGCTGATCGTGGCGCAGATCACGAGCACCACGGTCGGCCTGGCCAACTCCATCACCCAGGTGTTCGATGCCGAAACCGCTGCTGGCCTGTTCGGCCGTGGCAGCCAGGCGCACCGCATGGTCAAGGGCGCGATCATCGCCAACCCGTACCTGCAGTTGTTCGTGCTGGCCGTGCCCGACAACGCTGCCGGCGTAGCGGGCACCGCAACGATCACCTACACCGGACCGGCCGCCGCCGCGGGATCGGTGTATGTGAACATCGCCGCGACCGAACTGGTTGTTCCGGTGGCGGCAGCGGATACGGCGACTGTCGTCGCGGCCGCAGTCGCCGCCGCGATCAACGCCAAGATCGATCTGCCTGTGACGGCTGCTGCAGCCGCTGGCGTCGTGACGCTGACGAACCGGAACAAGGGACTGGTCGGCAACAACGTGAAGCTCGCGGCCACGGCGAGCGCGACCGGCGTGACGGCCGCTGCAACCGCCTTCACGGGCGGATTGAACGATGCCGACATCACGGCCCCGCTGGCCGCCGCAGCCCAGGGCGGCCATGAAATTCTGGTGACCTCCTTCCAGCTGCAGGCCTCGGTCCTGCCGCTGCGCACGCACCTGAATTTCGTCAGCGGACCGATGGAGCAACGACGCGCGATCGGCGTCCTCGCGCTGACCAGCACGCTGGCCACTGCCACCACGCTGGCCCCGCTGCTCAATTCGGAGCGCATGACGATGGCGTGCCTGCCAGGCACCTACACGCCAGCCGAAGAGGTCGCAGCGGGCTACGCGGCAGTGATCGCGGGCGAAGAAGATCCCGCCCGACCGTTGAACACGCTCAAGCTCGCCAACGTGGCGCCGCCGCCGATCGCCAATCGCCTGATGCGTACTGAGCAGGAGGCAGCGCTGAACAACGGCGTGACGCCTCTGGAGGTCGGTCCTGGCGAAGTGGTGCAGATCGTGCGCGCCATCACCACCTACACCCTCAACCCGGCTGGCGTGGCCGACATCAGCTGGTTGGACCTGACCACCATCCGCACGATGGACTACGTGGCCAAGGCCTGCCGCACACGCATCGAGCTGCGTTTCCCGCGCGACAAGCTCAGCTCGCGCACGCCCGCGAAGGTGAAGAGCGAGCTGCTCGATGTGCTGTTCAAGTGCGAGGAGCTGGAGATCATCGAGGAGGTCGAGGCGAACAAGGACGCCCTGCTGGTGGAGCGCGACTCGCAGGATCCCAACCGCCTGAACGCCAAGATCCCGACCGACGTGGTCAACGGGCTGCACGTGTTCGCGGGCCGCCTCGATCTTCTGCTGTGACGGCGCGTTCGCACAAAAGGTTTTGAACAGGAGTCAGCATGGCACTGAAGGAATATGTCGGTTCGATCAGCCTGGAGGTCGACGGCGTCGAAATCGAGGTGGCGACCGTGTCACCGAAGACCAGCACCGGGCGCCGCCCGGTCAAGACGATGAACCGTCTGCGCAACATTGCCGGGTTCAGTCGCGGCATCAAGACTTACGACCTGCGCATCACTGCGGTCATTCCGATCGAGGGCGACCTGCTCGACTGGGACAACATCGAGGGCGCCAAGCTCTCGATCGACCCGGGCGATGGCGGCCAGCGCGTGAGTTACCTGGACTGTTTCAGCACCGACGTGGGCGAGGAGTACCAGGCTGACGGCGAAGCGCGCCGTGACATCTCCCTCGTGGCCGTGCGCAAGGTGACCGAATGAGCTTCAAGGGCATCACGATCACCGGCGCGCTGAAGCAAGGCGTGGAGGTCTCGGGCGTTCTGCATCGCGACTTCGAGCTGCGCCTGCCGACCCTGGGCGACAACATCGACGCGGTCGACGAGGTCGGTGGCCACAACGGCGTTGCGGTGAACGCCGCCCTGCTGGCTCGGCAGATCGTTCGCCTCGGCACTCTGAAGCGCGAGGAGATCACCTACGACCTGCTGTGTTCGATGCACCCGTCGGACTACAACCAGCTCGACGCTGCATCGGGAGAACTCGAAAAAAAGCGGCAGGCCGCGATCGCGGCCGCTCCGAACTCCTCCGAATCCGCCACGGACTCGTCAAAGCCGGCCTGACCTGGACGGAGTCCGCCGATCTCACGATGGCTGACGCGGTGGTGGTCCTCAACGCGGCAGCCGGACGCAAGGGCCATGACTACCCCACGGTCTACGTGAGCCGTCGCGAGAAGCGCAAGCCACCCCGAACCCCCCGCCGCAAGCCCCCACCCGAATGACAGATCTGCGCATTGCCCTTACTACCAGCTTGAACGACAAGCTGGTGGCGCCCTTGCGGCGAGCGATGGGTGAAGTGGAGTCGAACCTCAAGCAGATCGAGCAGGAGCTGCAAAAGGGCAACGCGTCGAGCAAGCAGCTCGGCACGACGCTGGCCAGCATGCGGGGACCACAGCAAGCGACCAGGCAGGCAGCAGACCTCGCCCGTGAGACGCAACGGGCAATCAGCCTTGCCGAGCGACTGCGCAGCGCATGGTCGGCCACAGGCAATATCGTCAAGGGTGTCGCGGCTGGTGCGGCGGCGTTCCAGGCTGCCAAGATGGTGGTGGCGCAGCCACTTCAGCAGGCGCGCACCTACGACCGGCAACTGGCCGACGCCGCGAACACCGCGTTCGCTGATCGAGATCTTCCGGGCCGCATCAAGGGCATGCGCGAACTCGATGACATCGTTGTCGCGTCGATGCGGGCGGGCGGAGGCAAGCGCGAGGACATCCTTGGCGGCCTGAACGACATGCTGGCCAGCGGGTCGGTGACCCCCGACCAGGCCAAGAACCTGCTGCCCACGGTTTCCAAGTACGCCGCCGCCGGCAATGCCAGCGTGGGGGATCTGTCCACCATCGTCGTCAGAGCGCTTCAGAACGGCTTCAAAGAGGCCGACATCCCCAAGATGCTCGACATGGCATTGGCGGCTGGCCAGGCCGGTGGATTCGAGCTGAAGGACATGGCCAAGTGGCTTCCGAAGCTGCTGGCGTCGGCGCAGATGTCCGGCCTCAACGGCATGGAGGGATACGCCCGTATTCTTGCATCGGCTCAAGGCTCGGTGATCACTGCCGGCAGCAAGGACGAGGCTGGCAACAACCTGCTGAACCTGCTTCTCAAGATCAACTCCTCGGACACGGCGCAAGACGCAAAGAAGCTGGGCATAGACCTCTCCGGCTCGCTCGCAGCGGCTCGGGCCAAGGGCACGAACTCCCTCGATGCGTTCGTCAACCTGGTTGACCAGATCGCGGGCAAGGATCCACGCCTGGTGGCATTGCGCAAGAAGGCATCGGCGGCTGGAAACGACGATGAACGGAAGGCATCACTCGACGCCCAAGTCGACATCCTGCAGGGCAGCGCGATCGGCAAGATCATTCAAGACCGGCAGGCCCTCATGCCTCTGATCGCCGAGCTCAATAAGCGGGACTACATCAAGGGCGTCAACAAGACGGTGCTGGGAGCGAATGGACAGTATGGGGAGAACAACTTCGCACTGGTCTCGCAGACAGCCGACTTCAAGGTGCAGCAGAGCGATAACGAAAAACTCATCGCACAGACCAATGGCCTCGGCGGTTTCAACACCGCCATCGGAAAGCTCGCAGAGCACACGACCCAGCTCTATCAGAAGTATCCCGAGCTGGGCACCGCGATGGAATCGCTCAAGCTGGGCGTGACGGCCCTGACCGCTGCTGCGGCAGTTGCGAGCGGCGCCCTGATGCTGCTCGGCGGTGGTGCCGTCAAGAACTTGCTGGGTGGTTCTGCCGCAGCTGCCGCCGCCGGCGCTGGTGGTGCTGGCGCATCGGCAGCACGTAGCGCAGTCATGAACGCATCGCCGAGCTGGACCGCGCCTGCGGCCGCCAGCGCAGCAAGCGGGGTAACACTGGGCACCGCTGGCCTCGTCGTCGGCGGCACAACGGCCGGACTCGTGGCTGTGGGCGCGCCGATCCTCGCCACGGGCTATGCACTGAGCGAGCGCGCCAACAGCAAGGAAGGCCTCACCGACCGCATCGCCTCGCGCAGCGCCCGCATCAGCGAGCTGGGCCAGCTCGCCGACGCCTCGCGCGAGGGCGGCGCCTCCCCGGCCTACATCGCCAAGCTGGAACAGGAGAAAGCCCAGCTCGAACAGGACCGCAACACGCTCACGCAGAAGCTCGACCAGCTGATCGCGGAGACAAAGGCTGCTGCCAACCGACCGCTCCAGGTGACGCTCGATGGCCGGGAGATCGCCGCGTCGACCAACGCGCAGAACAGCTTCGACGCGCGAAGGAATTGACCGATGGCCTGGCAAGACACCCTTCTCGACGCGAGCTTTCGCGGAGTGCCGTTCCAGATCGAGCGCGTCGGCCGAGCCGGCGATCGCGCTTTAGCGGAGCACCAGTACCCGTACACCAACGGAGCTGAACTCGAAGACATGGGCCTCGGACCGCGTCGCGTGCGCGTGCGCGCCGTATTCTTCGGCGACGGCTACGAGGACGAGCTGGCAGAGTTCATCGATGCACTGGAGCAGCCCGGTACCGGTGACCTCGTGCACCCGATCCACGGCCTGATGACAGTGATGTCGTCGTCGTGGGAAGACGAGCACGACGCCGAATTCGTCGACGGCGCCGTGGTGCACGTCATCTTCGTGGAAGACAGCATCCGCGAGCTGGTGTTCGCAGAGAACAGCACCTCCGTCATGACGGATGCGATCGCCTCGGGCGCCGAGTCGTGCAGGGCAACTGCAGACGACGCCCTTTCGCGCTTCGTGGGCAGCACCGCCTTCGATCTGCCGCGCATCTCGGTGCTCACGGATGCATTCAGCCAGGCGCAGGGCTTCGTAAGCCGGATCCTGTCCATCACGGGCTCCTCGGGCCTGCTGCTGGGCGCATTGGATCCGCTGCTCTATCCCCGCGCCTACGCCGCCGACCTGTTGGCGACGGTCGACCGGGCGTTTCAAGGGCTTTCCTTCGGCGGCCGCAACATGGTCTATGAAGGCTCGGTCGTGGCGCTCACCGCGGTTTCGGCGATCGCGGACTTCAACGTGGTGCGCACCCAGCTGGAGCCGAGCACCGTGGTGCTGGTCCCCAACGTTCCCGTGCCCAGTGCCGTCATGCTGGCCGACGTGGCCATCGTGCAGGCTCACGCCCGCGTGCATTGCGCGGCCGCGATCGCCGAGGCCGCCACGATCGTGCTGGCCGGCGAGGCTGATGTGCCCGTGCTGCAGCGCAAGGACATCGAGCAGCTCACGGCACAGACGCGCACGGTCTGCCAGGTGGCGATCGACGCGGCCCGGTCGGCGCTGGATCGGGAGGCTAGCGGCCAGGCCAGCGCCGTGCTGGCCACGCTGGCCTGGCAGGTGCAGGAGGCCGCGCGCGCCGTGATCAACCTCCGGCCGCCGCTGGTGCAGCGCGAAAGTCCTGTGTCGGGCCCAGTGCGCCTGGTCGCGCACGCCATGTACGGCACGCCTGACCGGGCATCGGAGTTGATGGCACTGAACCAATTGGGCCGCCGGGCTCTGATCGAACGGGGGGATGTGCTGTATGCATACGCCCGTTGAAGTCGAGGTGCTCATCGGTGGAAAGGCCCAGCGCGGCTGGACCCACTACGACATCGACAGCGACCTCTTCATTCCGGCCGACGCCTTCCGCGTCAGTCTGTCGAAGACTCGCATGGTGCTGCCACCCGAGGTAAAGGAAGGGGCCAAGGTCGAGGTACGCCTGGTGCGAGAAGGTGCCTCGACGACCGTGCTCAGCGGGTGCCTGGACGATCGGGAACTGGATGTGCACAAGAACGGCCAGGATCTGCTGCTCAGCGGCCGCGACGGTGCCGGCGTGCTGGTGGACTGTTCGACGCCGATCCTCTCGATGCGCCAGCTCAGCCTGGGTGACGTCGTGGCCAAGATCGTGCGTCCAATGGGAGTGACGCGGATCCGCATCGACGCCGAGAACAAGCTCCTGCGGGAGAAGGTCAACCTGGAGCCAGGCGACACGGCCTGGGATTCTCTTCGCCGCGCGGCCGAGGCGAACGGCCTGTGGCCGTGGTTCGACCCGGACGGCACGCTGGTGGTCGGCCGTCCGCGCTACGACATGCCGCCGGTGGCCACGCTGGTGCTCAACAACGACGGCCTGGGCAACAACGTCGAGCGCCTCTCGGAGCGCCGCTCGATCTCGGAGCGGTACAGCGAGGTCACCGTGCTCGGCCAGGCCCATGCCGGCGGCTCGGGCGACGGCGAGCGCTCCGGCCGCAACAACGTGCGCGCCAAGGTCCGCGACGATGGGATGACGGTGTACCGGCCGAAGGTGGTGGTCGACCACGAGGCCATCAACGAAGAGGTGGCCCGCGCACGTGGGCGCAAGATCATCAGCGACGCCCGCCTGCGGGGCTACACCCTGACCGCCACGGTGCTGGGCCACTACACCGATGGCGGCGTGGCTTGGATGCCTGGCCAACGTATCGCCGTGAAGTGCGATGCGCTCAGCATCGATGGCGTCTATTTCCTGACGGGGCGCCGCTTCACTTCGAACAAGCGCATCGGCACCACCACCACCCTGACGATGAAGGAAGACGGGGTGTGGTTGCTCGACGCCCACCCCAGCAAGCGCAAGCACCGGCGCGGCAAGAACTCGCTGCCCGGCAAGGTGGTCGACCTGACGGGAGGTGCATCTTGAGCCCGATCGACGTCGTGCGCCGGGAGATGAGCCGCATGCAGGCCGGCGTGCGCCAGGGCCTGCGTGCCGTACTCTCCAGGCTGACCATCTCAACGAAGGTGCAGCGGGTTTCCGGCGAGGGCCTGGCCGGCGAAGACCTGGAAGAGATGGAGCTGATGCAGCACTTCGGCTTCACCTCCGCGCCGCCGACCGGGACCGAGTACATCGTGCTGCCGCTCGGCGGCCGCACCAGCGCATCGGTGGTGGTGGCCACCGAGCACGGCGCCTACCGCTTTGTCGTCGACAACCAGGGCGAGAGCTGCGCCTACAACCAGTGGGGCGACTTCGCGCACTTCAAGAAGGATCGCTCGATCCACATCAAGGCGCAGGAGAAGGTCTTCGTGGAGACCAAGGTGTTTCGCGTCGAGGCCTCGGAACGCATCGAGCTGGTGAGCCCGGATCTGCTCGTGCAGACGTCGGCCAAGTCTCGCTTCGAGACGCCTCGCCTCGAAACCACGCAGCTGCTGCAGGCCATGCAGCTGACCGTGGGCGGGGTCACGGGCGGCATTGGTGCGGCCGTGGCCACGATGGGCGGCGGCACCGTCAACTTCAACAACGTTGCCTTCAACTACCAGAGTTGCAACCTGACCTATGACGCCGCCAGTTCCATCAGGCAGGACGGCAAGAACCTCGGCAGCACTCACAACCACAACGAAACCGGCGCCGTCACCCTCGGCCCGAATGCCTGATGGACGCCTGGATCAACCCTGTCACGCGCGACTACGAGCCCACCACGACGCCGGTGGGCGACCTGGTGCGCGATCCGGCCAACGGCCTGGCCAACGCCGCCTACCTTCGGCTGATGACGCCGCTGGGCCAATGGCTGGGCGATACCACGCTGGGCTCACGGCTGCACGAGCTGCAACGCGAGAAGGACACAGCCCGTGTCGAGCGCCTGGCGTTGCAGTACTCGCGCTCCGCGTTGCAGCCGCTGCTCAATGACGGGCGGGCCAAGACCATCGACATCAGCACGGTGCGCGAGAAGGACGCGTCGGCCGGCGGCCGGTTGCTGCTTTCCATCGAGATCGTCGACGCGATCGGCGTGCGGCGCACCTTCCAGTTTCCGGTGCGTGTGGCCTGACCCGTTGCTGTCTTTGAAGAGGCTTTCTACATGTCTTCGTACCCTGTTCCATCCTTCGACCAGATCCGCAACCGCTACTTGCAGGCCGTCGCGAACCAGAGGCCTGACGCTGCGATTGGCCCGGACAGCGACCACTTCGTGCGCGCCACGGCCACGGCCGCCGTCGTGGAGGGGCTGTATTCCCACCAGATGTGGGTTTACCGCCAGGCGTTTCCCGACCTGGCCGACGACGACCTGATGGAGAAGATGGCCAACCAGCGCAACATCTACCGCAAGGCGGCATCGGTGGCGACTGGGACGGTGCGCTTCTTCGGGACAGAGGGCTCGCCTGTGGCCGTGGGGCAGCAGGCCTTCACGGCGCAGTCGATCTACTACGCAGCGACTGCAGCCGGCGTCGCTGGCGCCGGCGGCTACGTCGACCTCGCGGCCGCCGCGACTGCAGCCGGGGCCGCCGGGAACCAGTCGCCCAATACGGCCGCGACGGTCAATGCTCCGCCAGCCGGGATCACGGGCAATGCCACGATCCTGACGATGACGGGCGGAGCGGACATCGAGAGCTACGACTCGTTGCTCTCGCGCCTGTTGCTGTGGCTCGGCGAAGAGGCCCAAGGCGGCAACATCGACGACTACAAGCGCTGGGCCCTCGCGGTGCCAGGTGTGGCTCGGGTCTTCGTGTTCGATGTTCGCCGCGGTGCCGGGACGGTCGACGTTGTTCCCATGCCCGCCACCGGCCTGCCGGATGCACCACTGCTCGCGGCGGTCCAGGCGGTGCTGGACATAAAGCGTCCAGCCGGCATGCGCAACAGCAGCCCCGTCCTGGCCTTGGCTCCCACGCCCATCGTCACGCCAGTGACGGCCATGCTTGCGCTGGCTTCCGGCTACACGCTCGATCCAGTCGTCGCCGAAGCGACTGGCGCGACGTATCTGCTGCCAGCGCTCACAGCGGCGATCGATGCCGTCTTTGCAGCACTGGCTCCTGGTGAAACGCTCGTGCGCGCCGCGCTGATCAAGGCCCTCATGAACGTACGCGGAGTGACGGACGTCACGCTGGTTGCACCTGCAGCCAACGTGACAAGCTCTGTCACATCCTTGGCCCTCCAGATCGTCACCTGCGGCCTCAAGACGCTGACCTGAACGTGAACACCCAAGACGCCCTGATCGCCTGCCTGCCGCCGCAAGCCTATGAGCCTAATGCTCCAGGCGTGCGCGCAGAGGCAGCGTCGACGGCGGCTGTACTCGATGAAGCTCTAGGCAGCGCGGACACCTTGTTCGCCGAACAGCAGCCCGACCTGACCGTCGTCTTGCTTGGAGACTGGGAGCGCAACTACAGCCTGCCGGATGCCTGCATCGGGGGGGCTGGTGCCCCGGCCGACGCTCGGCGATTGAATCTGCTTGCGCGCATCCGCGGTCGCGGCGATCTCTCGCGGGCTTACATGATCGCCCTCGCGGAGAGCTTGGGCTATCCCGGCTGCACGATCACCGAGTTCGATCCGATGACGTGCATGGACCCGTGCGACAGCCCGGTCAATGGGGAAGACTTCATCGGGGTCTGGCGCCTGAACGTTCCGATATCGACGGCCATCTTCGAGGCCACATGCGAAAGCCCCTGCGACGTGCAACTGCGCCGCTGGGGCAACACCCAGCTCGAATGCGTGATCGGGCGTCACAAGCCCGCACACACCGTGGCCCTCCTGGGCTACGCACCTTAAGGCGAACATGGACTTCATTCAGACCTCCAACAAGGTTCTCGACCTCTTCGGGGTCGGCAAGCACGGCTTCGGGCCCGGCAACCCCGGGGCGGGCGTGCTGGCAACCTACTTCAGCTATCTCTGGGCGAACGGCGTACAGCAGGAAATCATCAACACGCTGGAAGCCGGTGGTCTCGTGGCGTCGGGCGGTGACCTCACGCAGATGCTGCAAGCCATTCGCCGCATGGCAGGTGCCGGCACCCGGGTGATCGCCAACGGCACCACGACGCTGACGCCTGGAGATGGCGGCCTCCTGCTCATCAACGCGGCGGCGGGCAATGTGATCCTCAATCTGCCAGGGGCATCTGCCGTGCGCGGGTTGCCTCTTGCGCTTCGCCGCACGGACTCTTCGGCCAACACCGTGACAGTGAATTGCGCGGGAGCCGACATCTTCGACATTGGGCTGACCACGAACTTCGCGCTGTCTCCGGGCGAGATCGTGCATGTTCGCTCGAATGGCGTGAGCGCCTGGCTCGTGGAGATGTACCAGGGAGCCCGCATCGGTCGCTGGCTCACCAACGGCGTTTGGGTTTGCCCACTCGGCTGTTTCTCGGTCTGGGCGTCTGGGACTGGCAGCGGTGGTGGCGGCGGCGGCGGTGGCGGCGCGACGAACTCGCTGGGTGTCGGCGGAGGGGGAGCTGGAGGCAGTGTTGGATCGCCAGTGCTTCGTTTGCCCACGGCTGTTGTGCCTGGTAAGGCATACACGATCACGGTGCCAACTGTCGGGGGCTCCGGAGGAAGTGCCGGAACGCCCACTTCCCCTGGCGGTGCCGGCGGAAACGGAACGGCCACGACCATGATGGATGGGGCCACGACAGTGGTCAACTGCCCGCCGGGGGGTGGCGGATCTGGCGGCGTCCAATGGTCGGGATCTGGTACTCCTTCGGGCGGCACGCCCGCCAACGGTGACCCGCTGGGCTCCTACGGCAACGACGGCGCGGGTGGCATGAATGGCGGCGTGGGCAATGGCGGCCAAGGCGCCAGTGGGCCCTTCGGTGGCGGCGGCGGCAGCGGACGCGCCGGCAGCACCGGTGTTCAAGGTCGCCCTGGTGGCAACTACGGCGGCGGCGGTGGTGGTGGCGGCGGTGGCTACGGAAGCTCCGGCAGCGGTGCCAATGGCGGTGCCGGCGGCGCTGGTGGTCCTGGGTTCTTTTGTCTGGAGCGGTGATATGAAGTACGCGCTGTACCTTCTCTCGAATCTGCTGGTGACCCAGTGGCAAGACACCGACGTCGGGAACTATCCCGAGCCGGAAAGCTGGCAGGGGCGCATCGAACTCGCCGAGCCGCTGCCGCCCGAGTTCGACCCTTATGTGACTCCGAGCGGATACTGGGTCGTCGATGGAGTCCTCACCAACGTCGCGCCGCCGCCTCCGCTCTCGGAGGTTGCCATGTACGCAAGATGGGCGGTCTCGGGCAAGCGTGTCTCGCTGATCGCCGAAGGCGTCGACCTGGCCGGTGGGCGGCGCTTCCGACCCACGGATGCAGATTTGGCGCGCGTTGCGCCGATCGCGCTGCACCACGCGGCGCTGGGAGTGACCTCGATCGACATCCTCCTCGACCAGCCGCCAGTCTGGTACAGCATCGCGGCGACGGACCTGGAGACCGCCTACGCGGCCTTCATCGTGAAGCGCGAGCTGTGCTTCTCCAACGAGCGGGTGCACCTCGAAGCGATCGAGGCGCTGCTCGTCGCCAACGATCGGCCGGGCCTGGAGGGTTACGACACAACGACGGGCTGGCCGAGCTAGCAAAAAAAGACAGGGCGAGTGGTTTGGGTGTTGGAGCACCCGCGCCACCCGTCTCCGCCGTGATCGCGCACGGCATCGACCGAAGACCCTGCCACCTAGCTAGGCGGGGCGAATCATAGGTGGTGCCGAATGCAGGAAGTCAGATGCGGCCATTGCGCGCGAAAGCTCGCGATGGTCGATGCAAGGATTGTCGAAATCAAGTGCCCGCGCTGCGGGACGATGAACCACTGGAGAGCCAGTGCCGCTGATCGCAGCGGCCCGAGCCCCACACCAGCACGCCGGCGAGCGTCACACCACGAGGAACGTGATGGCGCAACAGAAAAGCCCGTTGGCGTGGCTGGGCGGCAAGAGCCGCCTCGCTGACCAGATCATCGAGCGGATGCCCGCTCACCAGGCCTACTGCGAAGTGTTCGCGGGCGCGGCCTGGGTGCTCTTTAAAAAGCCGGAAAGCAAGGTCGAAATCATCAACGACATCAACCGCGACCTGACAAACCTGTACAGGTGCGTCAAGCACCACCTGGCGGAGCTGGTGGCCCAGTTCCGCTGGATGCTGGTTGCGCGAGATGACTTCGACGCCTTCCTGTCGCTGCCGCCTGATGCCCTCACGGACATCCAGCGGGCGGCGCGGTTCTTCTACTTGGCCAAGACCAGCTTCGGGGCCAAGATCCACAAGCCGACCTTCGGCATCGCGGCCACGGCTGGGCCTAGGCTGAATCTGCTGCGCATCGAAGAGGAGCTGAGCGACGCGCACGTGCGCTTGGCGCGCGTGTTCGTCGAGAACAAGCCCTACGACCAGGTCATCCAGCGGTTCGACAAGCCGGGCACGCTGTTCTACGTCGACCCGCCGTACTGGGGCAACGAGAGAGACTATGGCGAGGGAGTGTTCGGCCGGGAGGATTTCGCGCGCCTGGCGGCCATTCTGGACGGCGTGAAGGGTAAGTTCATCTTGAGCCTCAACGACAACCAGGGCGTGCGCGAGACCTTCGGCGCCTTCCGGATCGAGGCTGTCAAGACGCGCTACAGCATCGCGGCCAAGGCCAAGCAGGTCGTCGGCGAGGTGCTCATCACCAACTTCTGACCTCGTGCTCGCCGCTCTGCCCATAATGGGGCATGACTCTCGTCGGGCACGCATCCTGGGCCGAGAAGACACTGATTGAGTGCGGCCGTTTCTACCCTCCGGACTGCAAGACGCCGGAGGCGCGCCTGCGCTACTACGCCAGCATCTTCCCGCTGGTCGAGGTGGACAGCAGCTACTACGCCATCCCCTCCCAGACCAACACGCACAACTGGGCGGCCAGGACGCCCGAGGGGTTCGTCTTCAATGTGAAGGCCTTCCGATTCTTCACCGGGCACCAGACCGACGTGCAGGTGCTGCCGCGTGGCGTGAAGGAGCTGCTGTCCGGCCGGAAGCGGCTGCTTTACCGCGACACGGCCGACGAGGTGAAGGATGCCCTTTGGGACGCTTTCACCCAATCGCTGGAGCCGCTGCGCCTGAATGGGAAGCTGGGGCTGATCCACTTCCAGTTCCCACCCTCGGTGGTGCCAAGCCCACGGGTGCTTGCACACTTGGAGTCCATCCGCCAGAAGCTGCCGCGAGACACCATTAGCGTGGAGTTCCGACATAGCAGCTGGTGGGACGGCACTAGGCGAACCGTCGAAACGCTGGCCATGCTGCGCGCGCTGAACGCCGTGCACACCGTCGTCGACGGCCCGCGAGGCTTCGACAATAGCGTGCCGCCGGTCTGGGAGGTCACGAATCCAAACTACATGCTGGTGCGCCTGCACGGGCGGAACACCGAGACCTACAACGCGGCCGTGTCCTCGCCGGCGGAGCGCTTCTCCTACGAGTACTCCGACGCCGAACTCAAGGGGATCATTGCCGAGACGGTGCGCCTGGCCTACAAGGCGCGGCACGCCCACATGATCTTCAACAACTGCGATGAAGACAAAGGCGTGCGCAACGGGATGACGGCGCTGAAGATGCTGGTGCAGTACGGCGATGGGCAGATGCCCGATCTGAAAGACCCGTTCCACCCCAACGGGGTACTGGCCGCCGTGTCGGTTAATGAGCTGTCCGCCGCATCGAGTCAACTGCCTCCGCCCGTGAAGGGGGAGCAGGAGACCCGGGAAGCCGAGGTCGACGTCGCGCGCATCGGGCGGGTGCGCATCACGTTCCAGCTACGGGAAATGCGTCACCACAAAAGCAGCCATATGCAGTGGTCCGCCGTATTCGCGCAGCCTGTGTGAGCGTGGCAGGGGCGGGAAAAGGGCCTTTGAGCTGTTTTTTCAGACCTTCAGAACCCTGTGGACAACCCGTCCGAGGCCGACCGTCGAGGGCATTCCGTTCGCGGACGCATGTTACAAACTGGACGCATATTGACGCGGTTCAGCTCCACGCGTCCGAAAGTTCGGCTCCACGCGGCCGCTTACACGAACCCCTGGCTTCCTCCTGGACAGGGAGGCACTCTGGCCACTGAGTTAGCGGAACGAAAGAAGGAAAAGAGAAAGCTGGCAAGCCCTCAAGGATTCGAACCTTGGATCCCGGGATCAAAACCCGGTGCCTTGGACCACTAGGCGAAGGGCCGGCAAAAATCGGTTGGCGCGCGCGGAAGGATTCGAACCTTCAACCGTTGGGTTTGGAGTCCAGTGCTCTGCCAGTTGAGCTACACACGCACAAGAAAAAACGAAAGAGAAAAGATGGTCTGAGTGGCAGGATTTGAACCTGCAGCCTCCTGCTTCCAAGGCAGGCCGTCTACCAGATTGACACTACACCCAGAAAAATTGGTGCCCCAGGGGAGACTCGAACTCCCAGAATTCCGCTTCTAAGGCGGACACGTCTACCAGTTGCGTCACCGGGGCTGAAAAGAAAACCATTGGCTGTCGCGAATTTTTAAGGAACACTCACAAGGTTCGAACCTTGCGCGGGCAGCACGATCGCTGCTCGTGAACGAATGGCATGAAAACGAAGAGGCCCGGAACCTCACGGTGTCCGGGCCTCTTCTGTTCGAGAGAGAGCTTGGGAGGTCTGCGCCTATGCGCGCCCTCCACCCGGTTGCACCTGATCCTGGTAATCGCACGGCCACAGATTGGCCTGCGGCATGGACGTCGGATACGGGAGTTGATTGAATTGCTGCTGCAGCAGCGGCTGCAGGCCAAGGCCATCGTTCGAAGCGACGCGCACGAACACGTTGCCCGATGCGGGGCAAGTGCTGTAGATGCGGATCGTTGCGGCTTTCACGTTGGGTCCTGTTGGCGTTGAGTGGGATGGACTGTAAATAGTCTTTACACAATCGTCAACTGCTTGGACAAACTTTTTCAAGCACCGTTGCTGCGAGCGGCGGACAACGATGCCTTCAATGCGACGACGAGTGCCGCGTAGCTGCACACTGTCTGTGGGCTTCAATAAGGCGTCCGCAATCAATGACGGCGGTGCAGGCGCCATGCACTCATGGAGTTGAATGTCAGTCGCAGAACGCTGCGAGCCCCATGCCCTGCGCCTTCGCTTGGGTCAAGATCGCGTGCATCGACTTGAAGGCCGTGATCTGCGCGTGTTGAGCGCCAGCTTCAGGGGCGTTGACGGTGAATACCTCGAGCATGGTCACGACCTGCTCGGCGCGCAGCAGCGAATCGTCGAAGTAGTCGAGGTTTACGCCCTTCTGGGCACATCTGTCCAAGAGGGCTCCGATCGCGCGATGCGCATCCAGATCGACAGAGCCCGCATGCTCAAGGCCACGCGGGTCTTTCGGCAAGTGACTGCAGGTCGATTCGACGAAGTAGAGGTCCAGCAT